AGGTTCTGGAGTAACCGCCGTGGTTTCCAGTTCCGGCGCGGGGGCTAATTCCGCTACTTGCTCTACATCTGACATTTTTGAATCCTAAGATTCCCTGGTCATTGGGCCAGTACAAATATTATAGTCCTTGTCCAGGTGTGACGTAAAGAACACAAGAAGACGCCGCTGTTGCGGTGAAGAATGAGGTTGGCGGGAAGTTGAACACTTCCACGGCCCCAGCCACAATAGGGATGCCGTTGCCGGTGGTGGTAACCGCTGCGGCATTAGTAACCGCAATAGCCGCCGTTGCACCAACACCTAAGAAGGCGGTTACCGACCCCACGTTGACCACCCGGTACTGGTTGGTTGGCGGTGTGACTGCCGTAAAAGTCGGCAGAATCTGCGCGGCTGTTGGGGCGCTTGAATTAGCGGTAATCACAACGGTTGGGCCGTTTGGAAAAAATGCGGATTGTTCGTTAGCCATGTTTGTCTTTCAAGGTTGTTCAGCGGCTCGTGCCTCAACTTCATACGGATTCATTTTATAACCATAGCGCAGCATCCACCATGTGTACTTGATGGTGTACAGCACTTTGCCATCCCGCCGCATTTGTTCCAAGTGCGTCATTTCATGCCGTATCAAGGCGTTGTTCAACTCATAGCCCGGAGCCATGTAAATGACGTTCCAAAAGCTAGTCCACCCCTGGAAACCGCAGGCTTTCATGTACCAAAGGATTGGGCCAGAGGCAGTGCGGATCATGGTTTATTTTCAAGCTGTGCTACACGGACAGTAAGGGTTTCAATAGTTGCAAGTGCTTTTTGCAAAGACATGACAACTACTGCCAAAACAGATCGGTCATAGTAGCCCCACGGCTTACCTTCTTCAGGTTCTGGCGCAGCTTCTGGGCCAATAGCAGCATTGACGTTTTGTGCATAAAACCCTAGATGCCTGTCAACACCAAATGTTTCTTTCTTTTCATTGTTGTAGTACCAATATCCCGGCTCCAGCTTTTTAAGCATGGCATTTGGGTTGATTGGCACTCCGTCTTTAATTTTCCAAGTTTCATCTGAGACAGAAGATATAACACCAGAAGAAGAAAATGTTGCTGTGCCAGCGCCGTAAGCAGCCATAGTGACAATGCCGGTAGAGGCAAGGCGCATTTTTTCAGAGTCATCTGCGTAAAATACAATAGATCTTCCAGAAGGCGCTAATAAATATAGGCTAGTATTAAACGCATATATGCCGTCTCCCAACAAACGTGTATATGATGCTCCTCCCGTAACCGTTGAACGAAATTCAGGGCTAGCCCCTGTATTATTTACGACAGTCCCATCAAACGTCAACACAGACCCAGAGGCAAGTGTTGTGGAGCCTGATGCGTAAACAACTCCATTGGTGGTGTAGCTAGTAAGCCCTGTACCTCCAGATGCTACGGGAAGTGTGCCTGTAATTTGGCTGGCGTTAATGATTGAGGTCGTAGTTTTTAACATAGTTCATTCCTTATGTTTGGTTTGTGCGAATGTCACAACCAAAAATTCCAACTCGTTGTAGCGCAGCATCAGCATTATTGGCAACCGATAAAGTTAAATTTACAGCAACTTGGCCGGTTACAACTAAAGTCGCAGAACCAACCAATGTCCCATCGTAATACCATTCCCAGTTTGAACCAGAATAGCTTATTACTCGCAATAAATGTACAGTAGTATTTGCAATGGTTGTTAAAAGATTAACAACAGTTGGTGTTCCACTTGAATTGCAAACAATTCCTTTTATGGCATTGCCATCAATTCTAAATCCAGCAGCATTGTTAGTTGGGTTGCCATTTGCAGCAACCGTAGACAACATTACCCATGAATTACCATTTGTAGTGCCAGAGTTAATATTGCTAACGTAAAAATCAGCAACAAACGATTTTGTCCAATCCATAGAACCTTGACCTTCGCCAACGCCCAAGGCCATGTTAGTTGTGCTTGCAAGTGCCGTACTACTTGCAGTGCCTCCAGTTGACAACAGTGTTCCGATGCCATCGCCTGTAACTGCACCAGTACCAACTACGGCTGTTGTAAATACATTAAGCGATACAGGGACAGTAACTGCTCGAACAGAGGTTGGCTGAACATTTACAATTTGATTAAAAATGTTAGTGTTGTTTCCATACATATAGAAGTTTGCTGGCAAATTTGCAAACGTATTTGTTGAACTATATGAAGATAAACCAAAACCAATTGAGCCTAAATAAACTTCGGAAACATTTGCGCCTGCCTCAAATTTAACAAGCTGACCTATCGGTGAACCAACTAAACGGTTTGCGTCAATAGTTAAAGCAATCGCATACTTTACTCGGATTGGCACATAGTCAGCAGTTTCACCAGAAATTTTGCCATTGAAATAGTTACCTCTAATGTCAACGCCTCTAATGTATGAAGACGATCCAAGGTCAATATCAAAATATGTTCCAAGGCCGCTATTAGTGACGTTTTCCTCAAAGTAATTTCCGTGGAAAATTAACCCGCCACCGCCAATGTTGACACGAACGCCGCCAGCAAAACAAGACTCAATAGTGTTGCCAACAAAAGACAAACCATTAAGGTAGTTACCTTCAATGGCGGGTGCAAAAAGAGATTCAAACACGCAACCAAAACAACCGCCGCCGTTCCAGGCTGTGACCAGTGTTTCTTCGTTGTAAATGCCGTAATTGGCAGCGTTGAACGCGCAATTAGTAAAAACAATAATAATTGACGATCTGATGCGAACGCAACCTTTTGTTTTGCTGGTATAACCCCAATCCTCAAAAAGTACATTGATATAGTTGGCGCGGCTCATGCCATTGATGTCAAGACCCCAGCCATCACCCGTGTTTCCAACAATCGCCATATCCCTGATCTGACACCAATTAACAGATGTTGCAGGTGGGTTTTGACCAGATACAAAACCACTTTGACCAGCAGTAGCTTGCCGAACGGTACTTGCGCGAGACCCATCACCAAAAAAACTAAATGAAATTGATGTGGGTAGTGTGATTTCGCTAGTAATTTTGTATGTTCCCGCAGGAAAATACAATCCTTGTCCATAAGATAAACTATCAACTGCTGTTTGAATTGCTGATGTGTCATCTGCGCTGTTATCACCTACAGCGCCAAAGTCTTTGACACTTACAGACTCGCGCAGCTTGGCTTGCACCGTAGTTGCTACAGCGCCTGCTCCTGCTGGTAGGTATCCAATCAAGTCAGACCCACCAGATGCGGCCAATTGCGCCAGGGTAGCAAACCCGCCAATGTTGTCTACTGTCCAGATCAGTACATTGGTACTGTCATACAGCGCCATTTTGTAAAGAGGCGTATCAAGCCATACAGAAGCCTCGCCACGGCTGTCTAAGATGACAGGGTTGGTGTTGGCACTGACGCCAGTAAAATCAGTGTAAGTAGTTTGTGGAGTAGTCGTACCAGCAGCGTAGGTGTACAGTTTTCCACCGGCCAATGGTGCGCCGTTGGCATCAAAAAATTGCAGCTTGGGCGGGGTTGAGTTAGTGGTCATGCTAAGAACCTTGGTTTAGTGGCGGCATTATTTGGCCCATCTGGTCTTGCGGCTCCATTGGCATTGAACTCATCAGATCACCGCTGGTTATCATGCCCTGCACAGTACCCAGCACAATCTCTTGTATCTGGTCAGGCGTCATGGCAGCAGCCATTGCGGTCATGCGTTTGGTTTCTACATCGTAGGCTTTGACCTCAGAGTCAAACCGCTTGATCTCCAAAGTCTGCGCTTCCATTGACTCTTGGACGTTTTGCAGCATTTCCTGCATCTGCTGCATCTCCTGCCCCATTGCCTGCATTTGCATATTGGCAGCTTGCAAGGCCGGGTCTTCATCGTCGCTCAACAGTTTGGGGTCAATGGTCTTAGCCAAGCGTTTAGCCAACTCATCTGCCCCAGGCCAATCCATTGCCTTGACAAACAAGTCGCCTGCAATCTGCATGAGCGCCGGGTTGCCTTGCAGCAGTTGGGCCATTTCTTCCCGTGTCTCTTGGCGTCTGGTGCTGTAGCTGGGGCCGGTGGTCACCACCACATCGTACTTGCCGACATTGGGGTTGTAGATTTTGTCAATCTCAATGCCCTCTTGATTGACGATCCGCTTGACCGGCATCTCTTGGGATGGGTCAATCTTTGCCATCTCAGTATCGCCATCCTCGCCAATGATTCGGGCAATACGCTGGGTGTCGTAGATTTTGGGAATCATGTCCAGCAGTTGCCGGGTCACATAGCGGATGGCACGGGCCAGGTTGTCAACATAGTGATAGGTTCCAACGTCACCCTCGCGCTGACGGGCTAGGATGGCCTTGCCGCTGCGCTCGTTACCGCCCATACCCAGGCTAGCGTTGTACTGCCCCGTGGCCGCTTTGATGTCCTCAGATGCCCCTGATTTGGCTTGTAAAAGGCCAGTTGAGGCCATCGGCGGCTGGGCGCGTTGGGGCAGTGGCAGCGTAGCGCCAGCACCATCAGTCACATCTGGGTTGACCTCAAGGTAGGGCCAGTTGGTGGTGTTGGCAGTCTTCCACTGAGTCTCGTACCCCTCAAACTGCCCACCGTAGCCAATGAACGGGGCTTTGGGCGCCAGGGCCAGCATCTCAGCTTCTTGGCTCACCCAATAGTTGTACATCCGCTGGGCGTCCTTGGCGTTTCGCACCAGACCCGAGACATAAATCTGCCCGTTGACCTCAAACTCATTGCCCACCACCCGCACAATGGGGATGTACTTACCAGCCCAATCGCGCTTTTCCAGCACCTCGTAGCCGTTGGTCTTGACCCAGCAAACCTTTTCCCGCTGCGAAATCCGAGTCTTCAGCGGTTTGCCGTAAAGCATCTTGAGTTGCTTGTCATCAGGCGTGTTGTTAAACGCCGTGATGTTGTTGGGGTACAGGTTGAGTGTCTCGGCTTTGTATTCCCGGTAGAAGTACTCCGCAATCCGCACTGTCTCATCCCGCAGCCACTGTTGGAGGTCTTGGTCGCCCAAGCCCAGCGACAGCAGGCTACTAATAGGCGCAGCGTCTGGGTACAGGCGCTCGTACTCGTCTTTTGGCACATCGTCTGTGACAAAACACCACCGGGCATCCGCACCGCATGGGTCTTGGATAGCAGGATCCATGTAGACCGAGAATGAGTTGCGAATCCGCCCAATCTTCAGTTCCTGGTCAAAACTGTTCTCGTCGCAGTACTCAGTTAGTACGCGAATGTAGCCTTCGCCATAGGTAACCTGGTTCTCGCAGGCAGTCGCGTAGGCAATGTCAGCGTCACTGATGTACTCAATGTGCCGCACGATACCGTTGAATATCTCCGCCATCTCGGGGTCAGCAACGTCATCCGCAGGTATAACTTTGCCGCTAGGCTTGTTGTACCGCTGGTCGTTGGTGACTTGCCGAACGTGCTGCGGCAACTTGTTAATAGTCAGGCAGGGACGGGCGTTGATCGTCTGCCCTTGGACGGCCCCGCGAGTCGCCAGTACATCAGCAGGCCATTGCCACTGGTTGTCTGGACTACCCGCCATGAACCGCAAGTCATCAAGTTCATTGCCCCGGCTTTCACTGTAAGCATCCACCGCCATTGTCATGCGCGAACGCATGGTGGAGAGCATATCGCTGTACTCTACATCGTCGCCCCCACCAACATCGGCAACCTTGCCAACCTTGTTAATGCCGGTGTAGTCAGCCATTATTTTGCTTTCTTGGCTGCGTTCTTAACAGCATAAGCTATTGCCACGGCCTGTTTGACAGGTTTGCCTGCCTTGACCTCGGCCTTGATATTGGCCTTGAAAGCCGCAGGCGTAGGTGACTTTTTGAGTGGCATTATTTCTTCTTCGCCGTCTTGGCAGAATTTACAAAGTCTTGCTTGCTAGGCGCTGCCTTGCTGCCGACTTTGTTCATCTTCTCGCCAGAGCCAGCCTTGATACGGGCTTGTTTGGCGTTGATGTTGGCATAGAGTCCGGGTTTAGCTGATTTCATATTAGCACTTCCATCGTTTAAGGGCTGCTTTGGCGCGTTCGCCATCCTTGGCGTTGGCCGCTACTGCGCCCATTCTTGCACAAAATGAATCCTTGCGGCCCTGATCGGCCTTGGTCTTGGGGTTAGGCGCAGGAGCCTTCAAGTTAGAGCCAGTGGCTGCATTGTAGACAGCACGGCCCTTGGCAGTCAAACCAGCGCCTTTGGACGTTGGCAGCTTCTCGCCGCGCCCAACTGATAGAGATACGCTTTTCTTCATGATCCCATCCATCCAGTTGACACCGCCGAGTGATCCGAGTACCTGCGCGGCGCGGCTTCACGGTACTCCCGATGCGCCACAGGGAAAGCAAACGTCACGCATATCGCATCCGCAGCGTCTGGACTAGCTAAACCCCGTGCTTTCATCTCTTTCTTGCTCTCCAAGAAGATCGTACCCCGTGAGTCAGGCTTCATCAGGGGACTAATTAGGTCTGTTTTAAGAAACCTATCCTGCGGAATACTAGCAGATTTCAACCACGCTTTCATATCCCCCCACATCTGCGCTCTCATATTTCCATACATTATCGGGTTTTTTGACTTGTTTCCAAAGTTCACCCCCTTGATCTTGTACCGCTGCTCCTTGAGCCTATCCACAATCCCCGCCCCCAACCCACCCTCATCAATCACCACCATCGCAGGCTTGTACTCCTCCATCGCCTCAATGATATGCCCCACTACCGTCATGGTGTCATCGCCTCTATACTTCTTTATAGACACAATATCCCGCCCCTGCCGCACCGCAATGACCGTTGCATCCGCGCCAAACCGCGCAGGATCCACACCAATGATGATTGGGGCTGAGTTGTCCTTGTACTTAGGCCGCTTCATCGCCTCATCCACCACATCTGACGGTATAAACTGGTCATCCCCCGCCCGTGGGAACTCACCATACACCTCAACGTGCGCCTGGGCGCTGTCCGGCCCGTACTCATCAATAATTCGCCCATAAACCGCTTTGTCCGTCCCTTCAACCGTCCGAGCATCCACCACCTTAGTTACCCAAAAGTCCCTCTTTGAGTGAAAAGTCTCGTAAAAGTACCCCGTGTTGCGCCGTGGGTTGCTAAACGCCAGCCAGAAACGATTTGGCGTGTTTTCCGTGAAGAATCCACCAGTCACAGACCAGATCGAATCGTCAATACCAGACGCCTCATCAAAAATTACCAGCACACCGTCGAAATTATGCACACCAGCATAGGCATCCGGGTTCTCCGCCGACCATAGCCTGCCTTCCACACCCCAATACCTCGTACCCTTCTTTAAATCCTGCTCCACCAGGTCAGTCAACCATTTAGCCGGGGCTACTCGGGTGGCACTAACTTCAAACCAGTGGCTGTTCAACCCCATAGCCAGCCACTTGGTTATCTCTGCCCAGGTGATTGAACGCAGTTGGTTCTCCGAGTTGGCCGAAATGATGGTTGTGCTGCCAATCCTTGTTGACGCCATCCATATAGTCAGCCATGACACTAATGCTGACTTGCCAATACCCCGACCAGAAGATATTGCTTCTTGCAATACAGAGTAGTCTACTTTGCCATTATTCTTTGCAATATGCTCAGTAATATCTTGCAATACTTCCCTCTGCCATTTTCTTGGGCCAGAGAAATACTCCAATGGAGTACCCTTAACTCCCCAAGGAAACAAATACTTAACAAAAGCCAGAGGATTATCTTTGAGCGCAGGACTCCAAAGTACCGCCATTAACTCTTGTTCATCTTCTGGTTTATATATTGTGGTTTGCATGGTGTGAGTATGTTAATAAAAAATGGCAACGGAGAGAATATATATTAAAAAAATAAAAAATGTTCACGAGCCATCCGTAGCCGTGACCGTTGGCGCTCGGCCCTGCCACCCCCCCAGTAAGCACTAACTAACATCCTGGTTAGTAAGCACTAACTAACATCATCCTCACCTTGCACAGCTTGCACAGGCGATGCACTGATGCGCGGTGTAACGTCCACAACGTCAACCAGACGCGCCTGGGCGGCCTGCAGGGCACCGCTGATGCTGATGCGGGTATCACTCACTTGAACGTCTAGGCGATCGCCATAGATTTTTGGTGCCAGCTTACTGAGAAACCATTTGCGGGTATCAACCTGTAGCTGGCGCTGCCGAACTAGGGCATTGTCCGTGGCTCCGTTATCCAGTACAGGCACGGGCGCATCCGCCAGTTCTAAGATTTCATCCGCCATTTTGTCTAGAAGGGCTTGTCTAGCGCGAGCGTACTGTTTCGCTAGTTCGGGGTCGGCGTCAACCGCCCGAAGGAACCTAGCGGGGTCTAGGCCCGTTCTAAGGCATGCCTTGCGAAGTGACAACCCTTCAGACACCATTAGGTCAACCGCCAAGTTAGACAGTTCTGCCCTTTGATCTGTTACACCATACATGTTAGTAACTCCTAACTTAATTTACTGACCCCATAGTCAGCAATGGGTGCATTTTAACCATGCACCGCTTTACACAATGCACATATCCTAAGGATATATGTGCAAAATGTGTAAGAAACGCGCTGTTTTGCCCCATTCTTACACAATGCACAATGTATAAATTGTGTAAGAAATGTAAGGGTAAACACCTAGTAAATAGTGTAATAAAGTCTATTGCATAGTGCTCTGTTGCACTAGAATCTGTTACATGGTGAAGCAATAGTGCAGCACCTGAACTAAGGATAGACATGGAGAACAAAACGGTAGCATGGTCCACAATGCTAAGTGATGCAGTCACTCAACCCGGCATCATCAGCAGTGCATACAGTGCATTCCACAATTACAGCATGGGAAACCAGCTACTGGCATGGTCCCAACTTACAGCCCGTAACATGGGGCTTTCACCCCTGGCAACTTATAAACGATGGTCAGAACTTGGGCGACAAGTTAAAAAAGGCGAAAAAGCCATTGCTCTGGTTATGCCAGTTACTATCAACAAAAAAGATGGTGCAGGCGAAAAAACGGGTGAATGCTTCCAATGGTTCACCCTTAAAAATAATTGGTTTTCCCTTGATCAGACCGAAGGGGCGGAATTTGCCAATGAAACCATTACACCAGCATGGAATGCTGATAAAGCACTTCAAACCCTTGATATCACATTGATTCGGTTTGATTCTGCATCTGGTAACTGCCAGGGTTATGCCACTGGCAAAAATATCGCTATTAACCCGGTAGCAGCACTGCCCCATAAAACCCGGTTCCATGAGTTAGCCCATGTTGTTCTAGGTCATACCCTTGAAAGCACAATGTCTGATGATGATAGAACCCCTAAAGACATACGCGAAGTAGAAGCTGAGTCGGTAGCTTATATATTGTGCTCTGTGCTTGATTTGCCAGGATTGATTGAATCAAGGGGCTATATTCAAAATTGGTTAGATGGTGCTGAGATCAGCGATAAGTCAGCACAGCGCATATTCGGTGCAGCCGATAAGATTCTTAAGGCCGGAGCGTAATTAACCTAATGCCTCACGTGTGGGGCATTGTGGCAATTATGCCGGTCAACCTAGGAATATCATGGAACACGCAACAATTGAAACCACCACCACCATTGACAATGATCTAATGATCATGCCAGGCCATTTGGCTGCTATTGCCATGTTTGCAGCTAAAAAAGATATCCGCCATTATCTAATGGGGGTTTGCATTGACACCGGACCTGCTGGCGCGTTTTTAGTGGCGACTTGCGGCCATGCTATGGCAGTGCACCAGATCGACAATGTGGCGCGACCTGCTGGTCAATTTATTATGCCACTGGTGCCACTTGCCAGCATGATCAAGGCAAACAGGCGCGTCGGTATCAAGCTAACTCTGCCTGCTGGTTTTGCAGGTAAGTATGACAACAATGCTCGCGTCAAACGTCAAGTAACGCTCGAATCACTCAAAGGTGAAATTGCCATAGTGCCCGAAATGGACGGCATTTTCCCAGACTGGCGTAGAGTTGCACGTTATGACGATGCACCATATCCGCAGCAGGTATTTTTTAACCCTCACTACTTGGTCCGAGTTGCCGATGCTGCTGATCTGATTAGTGAGCGCAAATTCTCAGTCCAAGTTCGCCCAGGTGGCACTGGTGTAGGTTTTGCCACTTTGGACCATGAGGGGAAGACGGTGGCTTATGTTATGCCGATCAGGGGCACCATTGACGATCTGCCCAGCAAACCCACAATGACTTATTGATCAAATAACCCCCTAACCCTTACCCTGTAAGGGTTTATAGCTATCATTTTAGGAGTTAACGACATGAAATATCAAATAGTCTTTGTTGAAATCTATGGACATATCGAAAAATGCAAGTTACTTGCGAGACATGGAAAATATGTAATGGATGTTGAAAGACTGTCCGATGGAAAATGTTTCCGGGTGAATGCAGCATGAAAAAACTACTCTGGACCCTGATACAAGGACTTATCGGCGCTGCCGTATGGGGTCTACCCTTTGCTTACTATTTTTGGAGTATGAAACCATGAGTTGCTATTCTGTATTTGACCAAAAAACCAATAAGCAAATTCGGGTATTTCATTACGATATTTTGGTTTCAGATGATTGGAAACGCGCAAAGCGTTTGGCGTTTGACATGGCACAAGGTATGCACAAGGGAGGGTATCCCTGCACTGTGGAGCAATTCCATATGTCTAGCATTGTGGGCAAACAGATTTTTAACACCAATGAGGCGACAGTATGAAAACCTTATCCTGGCCGCACCTACGCGCCCTGGGGCGCACCGACAACGGAAATAGATGGTATCCCCGCGAGGATATCGCGCCCTACTTTGCGCCCCTACGCGCACCCTCTCGCGCATGGCCGAATAGCTATGCGAAAGCCGCGCAGACCCTTAAATTCGCGAAGTGGCTACGCGATAACCGTCCGGCTCTGGCCGATCAATTGGGAGTTGAAGCATGACCGACTATGACGATTGGCGCGACGATGCGCGTGACCAGGCTCGCCTAATGGCCGATGATGGCCCTGATGACTCAGAGCCAGGCATATGCCCTGCCTGCAATGGCTCGGGAGAGGGCCAACATGAGGGCACCACCTGCTACCACTGTAAAGGGGAAGGGGAATGTTAGACCACGACATTACCGACAAAATCCACCACCTGATGCACCTGTACGCATGGTGCCACCAAGAGGCAATGGAGTACCTGTATTACGAACCGCATGACCCGGTAGACTGGCTCGGCACCCGGTGGGAGGGAGAATGCTCTTAGCCGCCCTATTTGCCGCCCTGCTGGCGCTACTGCTGAACCTGTAACGATACTTGAAACGATACCAAGCCCGACTAACCCTCGGGCTTTGTCGTTTCTATCTGGCGCTTCGCGTCCTCAAAGCCATGCCCCACAATAACCTTGTGACCGATACCCTCTAGGTACGCGATCCAGTCCCTTTGTACTGGCGACACTACGCCGCTCTTGATTCTTTTGAATTCAATCCAGCATAGCCAAGCGGGGATAAAAATATCTGGTACGCCAGGGGCTTGGCCGGTGGCCTTCATTTTTGCAGCTACTGCAATGTGACGATGTCCGCCGTTTGGAATAGACATAATCCTAGTTTCTGGATATGTACGCTTGAACCATTGAACAAACAACATTTGCTCATGGTCTTCACTTGGTACTTTTTCGGTCATAATAAAAACCCTTTTTGTTGCATAAAGTCGATGGGGTGTTTGGCGTGTTTTTTATGATTACACGTTGCGCGAAGCAACTGTATGTTGTCATCAGTGTTTGACCCGCCAAGCGCCAACGGAACAATGTGATCCAAATGATAATTTTTACCCAAATGTTTTTTACAGCAAGGACATTTACCGCGCTGAAGTTTGAATAACTTTGTGGATAAGTTTTTTGACAGAGTGCCGCCGTTAGCGCGTTTACGGGCGCGGCGATTTTGTCCATTGATTCTATGGGCTTCAGGATTGGCTTTATGCCATGCCGCATCAATAGCTTTTTTACGCTCTGGATTAGCTTTTCTCCAAGCGGCATTAGCTGCGTTACATTGCTTGGGATTCGAAGCGTACCGTAAAGCACTAATTGCCTTAATTTTCTCAGCGTTGGTTAAGTAATATTCCGCTTTTTTTGCTTTTAATTTTTCTGAATTAACTGACTGATAAACTGCGCGGGTTGCCCTTGCGCGCTTAAGGTTAGCAGTGTACCAAGCAACATTATTTGCTTTTTCTCTTTCTAGATTTACTTTTCTCCATGCCGCGCAACGTGCATTGTTGCATGGCTTGCAATCGCCTTTTTTATTGCGCTCGGTTTCAGCTTGGCATTTTGGACAAAATCTTGTCATGGTGACACCCTCTAACGGTTGGATGATGGTGTCAGTAAGCATTGGTTAGAGCAATGCAAGGCTGGCCGGCCCTGTCCTGACGTAATCATTTTACCACGCTAAAAAGGAAGTTCCCACTCCCACAAGTCGCAACCCCCAGGTTCATTTGCAAACTCTGGTGGCGGTGCCTCGCCAAACTCGGCGCAAACCCCGTCGGGCCTGTAATAGTCGCAAGTATGGCAAACCCTTGGCGGCTCGGCCTTCAAGGTGGCTCGGTAGTGTGTAACGATTGCGGGTTCTGGGTGACGGGTATTCATTGGTTCCATGTCCTCTTTAGTACAGTAAAAAACTTGCCTTCTCTTTTAAATTCAATTTGTGCCGGTGGCCTGCCCTCGGTCATTTGCCCTGCCATCTGGTGCAAGTCAGCCATGCCATAGTCCAGCGTCACGCCTGCCTTGTGGGCAATGTCGGCCAGCAGCCGCCTGCTTTTTTCGCCTGCGTAGCCATCGTGAGTCACTGCCAGATATTCAGTCACTGGTGGGTCACTTAGCCCCCCGTAGTACGTCACGCTCAACATCTCCCGGCCACTGGCTCGGCTTATATGCTTTCGCCATGTCCAGCTATTGACTTCCAAGTCAGTACCGTCGTTGCCCATAATGTCGTTATGGTGCAGGCGCAGCGCGGGGCGCTCGGGTTCGGGGAATGCCTCACCACAAGCCGGGCAGACCCTCACGCTCAAGGCGCATATCTCTTGACAGTGATCGCAAATCTTTACCGGCGCTTCGCCCTGCTTGTCGCCCTTCTTTGGTGGCGCTCTCACGGCTGTTATCGGCCCGTGTTGTTCCACGACCCCGGCAAAATCCAGCACCAAGCAGTCCGTCTTACCCTCGGCGATCCGCAGGCCACGCCCTGCCATCTGGACGTACAGGCCGGGTGACATAGTTGGGCGCAGCATGGCTATTAAATCAATTCCTGGTGCGTCAAAGCCTGTGGTCAGTACATTGGCATTGGTTAACGCTCGGATGCGTCCCTGCTTGAAGTCGGTCAGGATGCGGTCACGTTCATTGCTTGGCGTCTCGCCGGTCACGCATTCGGTGGTGATGCCCTCGTTATTCAATGCCTCGGCAATATGCTGGGCATGGGCCACCCCGGCGCAAAACACCAGCCAGGACTTGCGCTCAAACCCCAAACGAACGATCTCAGCGGCCACCTTTCGGTTCTTGTCAGTGGTGTCCACTGCCGCCTGTAGTTCAGCTTCGATGTACTCGCCCCCACGCTTTTTAACGCCGTCCACTTCCAGTTTGGTGCGGGTCAGTTTACTTCGCAGGGTTGATAGAAACCCCTTGTGAATAAGTTCCTCAATGGATACCGGCTCAATCAAGGCGTCAAAGATAGCGGGTTTGTCGGTGATGTAACCGTGGCCCAGGCGGTACGGGCTAGCGGTTAATCCTATCACCCTCACGTTCGGATTTGTCCGATAGATGTCCGATAGAAGTGTCCGATAGCCGCCCTCATCCTTGTGGCTCACCAGATGAGCCTCGTCTATGATAACCAGGTCAACGTGGCCGATTTGGCTGGCTTTTGTCCGGACAGACTGGATGCCTGCAAAGGTTATCGGTTCGCCCAATTCCTTTTGACGCAGCCCGGCGCTATAGATACCCATCGGCGCATTCGGCCAGTGCTGGCGCATCTTGTCGGCGTTCTGCTCAATCAATTCCCGGACATGGGTGAGCATCAAAATGCGCGTCTCCGGCCAACTTTGCAGCGCGTCCTTGCATAGTGCCGCAATGATGTGGCTCTTGCCCGAGCCGGTTGGCAGCACCAGGCAGGGGTTGCCCTTGTTACCTGCTTCAAACCATGCGTAGAGTTGGTCAATGGTGCGGGTTTGGTAGTCACGGAGCATCTTTATGCCTCTTATAAATTACGTTACGTCCATCTTTTTGTATCCTTCTTGTACCTTCTAACATTCCAAGGTAATAAATTCGTTTTATCAAAATTCTTAAAACTTCGATATTCCATCTTTTTAAATTTAAATAATCATCCATCAATTTATCTGCTGTTGGATCACCGTATTCACCAGCCAATAATTGATTAGTCATTTCTGAAAGTTCTTGCCTAGAAATGATTTTGCTTATATTTTTTAAATTCACCCCACTACCCTCCCATCCCATTCCTTCCGCAGCGCCATGACCTGCGGATCAGCAGCCACGCAAGCCGCAGCATTAGCCAAAAGTTCCTTTGACCCATACACCCCCTCACCCGGCTCACCGTTAGCAATGCCCTGCCCGTCAATCTCATACACGGCCACCCAGTCGCTTGGCCCTTCCAAGCGCTTCCACGGCACCAGATCAGGATGGATAACGTGACTCTCGCAGCCTGTAAGCTGGGCGTCAGTCGGGACGATGGCGTCCCACTTGGCGCAGTGCCAGGTGCTGTCAGACAGTGGAGTGATGTGGGCGCACGTTCGGCAGTTGACTTGTTTGGTGGTCTTGCTGCCGTGGCAGAAGTCATGGCCTGCACACATACGGCATTCAAACCATGTCGGGTCAGTGCTTATCGGCGGTGGCAGGCGGTCAGTCAGCGCCAACCGTTGGCCTTTGTCGATTGCCTTCACCGCATGGTCGCGGTCATACTCCAGGCGCTCGGTGTAAATGCGGTCATCGTCCTTGCAGACGGCAACGTACAAGGCGCGTTTCAGTTCGATGCCGTGCATATACACTTGGCACTGGGTGAAATGCTGGGGCTTAGACTTTTGCACTCCATTCTTCTCAAGGTCGTTGAAGCTCTTGAGACTGTGAGTTTTAAACTCCAATACGTGTTCCGTTTTTGGCGCACCGGGTACGCCTTTTCCAATACCGTCTAGGCTCCCGCTAACGTGACTGCCAAAGTCAACCCGACGTTGGGTTCCGGTCACGCTCATGCCGATAGCGCGTAGGTCGCTGATGATAGTGGCCTCTTCGTTGAAGCCACGCCTAAACAGTCGCAGGATGCGGCCTTGGAACTTCTCAACCACCGCCCAACGGAATGACAGCCAAAGCCAGCGCTCACAGTGATGGCCCAGCGTACTACACCCCATGTGAGCGCGGGGCTTCTCGGCTCTTGATTGATGGGCGGCGTCAATTAGGGAAGTTATGGTAATCTCTGGCTCTGGTATTTGCACGGTGTTTTCTCCTGAAGTTGTTGCTTATGTTGACCCCGCCGTTAAAAGCGGGGTCTTTTTTTGGGTGGGGGTACTCGCTGCACTGGTTGGATCCGAACCAACGACTCGCCCTCGAAAGGCAGCTTTTCCAACTAAGCTACAGCATCCGCTTTCCCCCCAAAACTTACTTCTTAGCCCACGGTGGCGCAGACTTAGCAGCAGGCGCACCAGCAGACGGCCCAATAGGCTTGAACGGCGCAACCGCAGCCGGTGTCACCCCGCCTAAGGCGCGGTAGCCTTTGATCTCATTCCCGGCGTACTCACCAGTCTTGACCACCAGCTTGATGCCCAAGTTGCCGCCAATCAGTTGGTCGGTGTCGGTCACTTTGGCAAGGCCAATGGCTCGCATGATCTCGCCCAACTGCTGGCGTCCGATCTCTTCCGCCTTGGTTGAAGCATTTTTTATGTTCAGGTTTCCAAACACCACTCGCCCCTGATGGCTGGGGCCGGTGATGGTGTACTTGCAAGCAATGTACTTGCCGTCACCTGCCTTAGTGGCTTTGATCTCAGCGCCGGTAATGGTGGAGTTGTACCAACCTTCGGGCAGTGGCTCAAAGTTGGAAGTGCCTTGCGGCAGAGTGTCGAGGGTAAATTCTTCGTCGAGAAAGGCCATGATTAATCCTTAGTGATAGTAAAAGTGGGACGCCCAGGGGTGGACGTAATGGCACCAAGCAGCGGCCCGGTCACAGCGTCAGCAGCCGCGCCCCAAGCCTTTGCATTGATTTCTGGTTTCCAGCGAAAGAGGCTGGAAAGATGTTCAGACAGACCAGCTTCAGCGGCCAAGATTTGCAGTTTGTCGGCGTCGATCTTTTTGTTGATGCGGCCCTCGGTCTTGATGACGTAACCGTCGACAGCGTGTTTAACCGTGCCGTCAAGGTCTTTAGGGATGGCAAACGTCTCGACCATCAGGTCTTCCAGTTCCCGGCGCTCGGCCACCGCAATGCCTTCGGCTTTCTTAGCGTCAAGCCAGCGTTGGTAAAGTGTGTTCATTGGGTGTACTCCAGTGCTTGCAGTTTGCCGATACGTTCGTTGATTTGGTAGATTGACTTTGCAAAATCATCTTGCGCTTTTTGTTTGAGAGCCTGCAAGGCTGCGATCTTTTGAGCGGTAGGATCGTAGTTTTCAGGCGCGTCAAACTCAACTTCTTGTTGACCGACATAAGTGCGGTCTTCGGTGTCATCCATCTTGAATGAGGCAATTCTGTATTGCCCTTCTTCTTCCCACTCAAACTTTTGATAATGGACATGGGCCATGATTTTGATTTTCATGCTGCACCCCCGATTTTGTTAATGATCTCGCCCAGATCAGGCGCTTCCCAGCCACCCAGCTTGCCTGACCGATCCTTGGCAAGCCACAGGCCGTCGCTGTCGCACATCAAAGCCCGTTGAGTGTTGCCCTCGGCATCTTTCTCAACCCGCAGCGCCAGCACTTCATCAAAGAAGTAAGGCAATGCTTGGCCGGTCTTGATACCCGGCATTGAGGGCGAATACAGCACCCGGCCCATTTCATCCTGCGTCTTCTCCAGCTTGGCGGTCATCAGAACATGGCGTCCGGGCAGGTCACGGAAGGCGCGGATGATATCGCTCATCTGTTCCTGCATTGCACCGTATGCCGCCCGTGGGTCTTTGTTGACCTTTTTTTCATGGTTCAGGCAAACCTCTGCAATCTCCGAGATAGAGTCCAGCGCCACTGATTTGTGGTCTGAATCCGTTACCCAAGCGTAAGCCTCACGCAAGTCTTCCATGCTGGTGATCTCCAGATACGGCAGGTCAGCGTCTTGGATAGACAGCAAACCCCCCTCGGCAGACAGAACCACTGGATGCGGTAAAGTCTTAATCAAGCTGGTCTTGCCAGCCCCTGCCTGCCCGTAGACAAGCAGCTTGACACCGTTGGCTGCAAGGCCGCCGGTACGTTTCAACGAAATAGCCATTTGGCTCTCCTAGTTTGCGCTTCCGTCTGTAACTCAGTTCGAAGCGTGGCTAGATCATAGCATAGTTCTGTGCTACAGTGTCAACAACTTTATGACGAAAGATGATAAATAAATGGCAGACCTCTCAAATATCCTCGGTGGTCCTTGGTCGCCGCCCTCTCAAAAGCACGTTGATGCGCCTGACATACAACTCAAGGACGCTATGTTGGCCGCAGGGTTAAAGCCACCGGACACCATCCACCTAGACGGCAAGTTGCACCGTTTTAACAGTGGCACCAAGGGCGAAAAAGGTCACGACAAGCCGGGTTGGTATGTGGTCTTCTCCGATGGCGTACCGGCAGGGCGCTTTGGCTGCTGGCGCTCGGGGTTTGAGTCAAGTTGGAAAGCAGACATTGGCCGCAGTCTGACGCCCGTAGAGGAAATGGCGCAGTCCCGGCGCTTGGCGGAGGCTAAGACCCAGCGTGATGCCGAGGTGAAAAAGGCGCGGGAGGTAGCCGCTAATACCGTTGATCTGATCTGGTCGCAGGCCGGGGCAGCAAGCGCAGAGCATCCCTATTTGCAACGCAAAGGCATCAAGACGCATGGCGCACGGATTACAGGCGACGGCAGGCTGATGGTTCCGCTGTACAACCCAGACGGCGAGTTGTCGTCCATCCAGTACATTGACCATCAAGGTGGCAAGCTGTATCACCCTGGTGGACAGACCGGCTCAATGTACTGGCTAGTTGGCAGCATGGATGACGCTACAACACTTTACATTGCCGAGGGCTTTGCTACTGCCGCCACCATAGCGGAGGTGACAGGCCAGCCCTGCGCGGTGGCTTACAGCGCCAGCAACTTGGTGCCGGTGACGGGAATTTTGAAGGAAGGCCACCCGACGCTAGACATTTGCATCGTGGCTGACCATGACGCTAGTGGAGTTGGGCAACGCTACGCCGAACAGGCCAGCGCAAAGTATGGGGTACGCATGACAACACCGCCAGTGCCGGGTGACGCAAACGATTACGTCCAAGCGGGGCATGATTTGGCTCTGTTGCTCAAGCCGCCTGCACCAGTGATGGACTACCTTATCCATGCCGACGGATTTTCAGCGCAGCCTGCACCAATCTCATGGCTTGTTAAGCACTGGATACAGGATAAGGCCTTGGTAATGGTGCATGGCCCCAGCGGTGGCGGCAAGACGTTTGTTACCTTAGATTGGATGCTGCACATTGCATCAGGCAAAGCCACTTGGTTTGGTCACAAGGTCAGACCCGGCAACATGGTGTATTTGGCTGGTGAAGGCCATCACGGCCTGCGCTCACGGATTGCAGCCTGGAAGCATCACAACAGCGTCAGCAACCTCAATATGTGGGTCAGCAAGTCGGGCGTAGACCTTAACACTGCCGAGGGTTATCTGAAGGTGGTGGAGGCCATACGGGCGCTTAAGATCAAGCCCGATGTGATTACGGTAGACACCCTGCACCGCTTCATGGCCGGTGATGAGAACTCAGCCCAAGACGCCAAGACCATGCTGGACGCCTGCGCTGCACTCATGCAAGAGTTTGGCTGCACGGTAATTCTGGTTCACCACACAGGCGTTTCAGAGGAAGCCCAGCACCGAGCGCGAGGCTCATCCGCATGGCGTGGAGCCTTGGACATTGAGATCAGCGTCATACCCGCTAAGGGCGACAAGTCTATTGAGATTGTGCAGCGCAAGAGCAAAGACGCCGAGATGGCCGCGCCGGTCTATGTTGACTTGGAGTCGGTGGCAATACCCGGTTGGCTGGATGAAGATGGCGAGGCCGTCACCAGTGCGGTGGTGGTTAAGGGTGAAGTGCCTGAGTCCAAGCAAAAGGATAAGTCACTCGGGTTTGCCGATTTTGAGAAAGCTTGGTGGTCATCAGGCGCGGAGGAGCGAGGCGGCGCACCTTACCTCACCAAGTCAGTGATGCGCGATTGGGCTGTTGCCAATGGCATATCAAACTTTCCTGGCGCAAAGGCAGATGGTTCACGCCGAAATCTGATTGATGGCAAGAACGCCCGATACATCATCAATCTGCTAGACGCCAAGCTGATTGAAGTCCATGAGAACGGCTGGATTGTGATTGACCCCGGTATAGCATCTGGAATGATGTTGAAGAAGTGACAGTTCTGTGCTAAACTTCTTGACATGAACAGACTAACCCAACTCAAAGCCAAGTTGAGGGCTGCACAAGCCGAACTTGCAATCCGCACCCGGACGCACAACAGTGCGAGTCGGGCTTACAACAAAGTTACGGCACACATTGCCGAATTGGAAGCCAAAATCAATGCTTACGAAAAAAAGGTGTGACGAGTTATTTGAATACCGACACGGTTTTCTTTATAGAAAACAAAAAACACGCGGCGCTTTAATTGGCGCAATTGCTGGCAATCAACGTAAAAATGGATATTTTCATGTTCGCGTTGACGGTCAAAGACAGTTGTGGCACAGAATTATTTTTGTTATGCATTTTGGCTGGAAACCTGAAACTGTTGACCACATTGATGGAGACCCAAGCAACAACAAAATAGAAAATTTGCGAGCCGCGACTAGATCACAAAATCAACACAATCGTCGTCAAAACAAAAATTGTTCTTCTGGCATCAAAGGCATTTCTTTTGTTTCTGATGGTTTGTGGTGTGCAAGATTAAATGTGCAAAAACAAACTGTGTTTAAGCAATTTTTTGATGATTTTGAACTGGCTCAATTTGCTGTTGAAGAAGCAAGAAGAAAGTATCACGGCAATTTTGCCAAACACGCTTAAGGAAAAATGCAATGGCTTTATCTTGGAGAAAGTTTCAAAGCAACCTGCCCAACTACAGTGAGGCCGACTTGTTGGCTTTGCTGGACGAGGAACGATTGAAGCACCGCAGAGTGTCCATGCTAGAGCGTATTCACCAACGCTACTGCACCTTACGCGCCAGCCGAGAACGGATGGAGATACTAAAAGAAGGAAAACGACCATGACGATAACGCAACAGTTTAAGAGGATGACCCGCCGACTGACCCCTGTTGAGATGGCAGCTACTGAACTTGCAGAGGCTGAACTGCACCGCCTGGAAGCCCACAGTGCGGTGGAGTACGCCACCAGTGTTGTGTCGTATGAAGACGCTAGGATTAAGCGCCTGCGTAAGTTCTTGGCAGATGCAGAGAAGACGGCATGACTGCTATCCCATCAAAGTATTTTGGCATTGGGCCGTACCGGGCTGAACAAATAGGGCCAGTTTGGTGGGCTGTGATGAATCGGCACGGCATCAACTGTTTGAATTTTCTGGAGAAGCCTGGTGCCGTTGTGACGACTGAGCCACACGCCAAACGGATAGCAGATGAGTGGAACGCCAGAACCAAACCATTTCCCGAGCGCATTGAAACCTATGTTGCGCCAGTGACCATTCCGATGACCGACGCCGAGATGGCGGCCTATGTATTAAGCCGCCGGTATAACTGGGAGACTAAACAATGGTCATGAACACCTGGCCCTTCCCCACTGAATTACCACCAGCCGTGCCAATGGGCAAGCTGCCTTTCAACCCGGCGAACCATGAGGACGCACCATTATGAGTGGCGGACACTTTAACTACAAGCAACACGTTATGCTGGACATAGCAGATAGCATTGGCAGTGAGATTCTGACCAACGACAGCACCGAGAAGGATGAGTGGGGCAACAACATCGGAAACCGTTACAGCCCCGAAACCATAGAAGAGTTTGAAAGGGCAATGGTCATACTCAAAATGGGCTACGTTTACGCACAACGAATTGATTGGTTGTTGTCTGGTGACGATGGCGAGGATAGCTTTCACAGGCGTTTACAGGCACAACTGAAGGAGTTGACATGACACAACCAGAAGCCTTGGCGTTGGCCGACATACTTGACCGCAGTGTTTTGCAGGCTCACGCAGATGCCGCCGCTGAACTACGCCGACTCCATGAGGCGAATCAGGAACTGCTGACGGCGTTAGAGAAATTAGCACGGTTGGGAAACGGCGACCACTACGGAAACAGTGAGGGCAACATGATTGCCCGTGCAGCTATAGCTAAAGGAGAAGCCAAATGAAAGACGATGAGATCGAAGACCTATTCGCATGGGGCTGGGGTGACACTGCGGTGGCCGTGGCTGTCTTGTGCGTCATTGCGGCGATTGGCTTTGTTGTGGGGTATGTGATATGACAGGATTTGAATCAAAGCGCCAAGCAGCGCAGGCCAAGCTGGACGATGACGACGACACGCAGGTGTATGCTGACACGCTGTTAATCGTGTACCAGCGAGGGTTTGCCGATGGCAAGGCAGCAGCAAACGCTATGCACGATCTTGCGCGGCTGGGGCAAGAGATAGAGCAAGAGCAAGCCGAGCCATGCGTAGGAAAAGACCCGCGATGCCCTTGTCAAGATGGTGATGCGTGTCATTACAAAGACTGCGTGGATACGAAGGCATTGCCAGTGCCAGTAGCACAGCCAGAGCAGGAGCCTGTGGCGTGGTATCACGATGACTTTGACACGTTAGAGTTGAGTCGCGTTCAGCGTGTTGGATGGAAGCCCCTTTACACCACCCCACCACAGCGCACATGGGTAGGGCTGACGGAGGAGGAAAAAAAGAAAATTGCAACGGTAGCGGGATGCACTGATGACGATGACGGACATATTGTCACGGAGATTTTTAGACTTGCTGAAGCTAACCTGAAGGAGCGCAACAATGATCACTGAAGACGATGAGTTTGAGCGTATCGAGCGCGAGATCAAATGGCGAAAAGAGAAAGCTGACGCCGAATTGATGGTGGTCTACTCACTGAGGCTGACCAAAAGTCAGCGGGTCAGGTTGTTGCAATTAGGCGGCCCACAATGGATAAGGAATCAAATTGAGCGATCTGCCTAACTTCTCGGCCTGGGAACGAGTGACTCTGGACAGGTTCGCCCTAGACGCCTACATCCGCCTTCAACAGCAGCAAGAGGCACTTGAGCAACTCAGGGGTGACCTGCGGGATGCTATGAACCTACTCAGGATAAAAACAGTGAGCGTTCGTCCTGTCGACGTTTAACTAATCCTGGCAAAACTTTACCGCCCCCCCTAGTGAACTTCAGGAACTCATCAGCGGCTTCTGCTTCACCCCTAAGAACCTTCTGACGGAGGGTGCTACGCTGTACGCCTCCCAGACCAAGGTTAAAGCCAAAACTGACAAGAGCATCATTTTGACCTTGGGTAAGTACCATAGGAAAAAGTTTGGCAATCCCAGTTTCAAATCGCTGGAGATCAGCACTAAGGATTCCATCTACTTCATCCTTGGAAAACGTCCGGTTATGTTCTGGATGCAATGAGTAAGAGTCTCTTTGATCCAAAGGTAAACGACCCTGAATGGGATAGAGAACATGGCCTACTCCTATAGTCCAGAGTTGAGCAGGGCAACGGTATGGCTTGTATCTGACACCTTCATGGTGCTTGATCATGTCCTTGCACCGTTGAGAGACTTTCAATCTTTTCCACCTTTAAATGCCCTGCCACCAAAATGAAAGCTAATGATCGAAGCAAAGATCAATTGGGTATCGGTATCCCACAGTTTCTCAATCAGCACATCAAAAGAAATCCCATGATTCCAGGCATAGACAAACCCACCGATCTCAACAAAAGCAAACAGCAGGAAGAAACCGTATGTCAGCAATGGACGTACACCTGACCGTAGGTTGACCATCCACTGTGATGCACCCTGACCTATGGCAATGTCATGCGCGTACAAGGCAGTGCGTTCTGATGCCTCTGCTTCTATCATCTGGCCTTCTATTCTGATCTCTTCTACCCTTTGCTGTGCTTCAAAGCCTGCTTTGCGGAGTTCTAGTTCACGCT